GGTTTTGGGTGTTGGTCGGGAGCGTCGAGCAGCGAAGGTTGAGAAGAAGGCGGCGGCAGTTTCTGACGTTCAGGAGAAGGTTGCCGCGATGAGGCCGAGGGATCGTCCGGTTTCGGCTGCTAAGCCGGGCCGCTGGGATGCTGACAAGGATGCGGTTGTGGCTGAATTGCGGAAGGGGCCGGGCTTGGTGCGGAAGCTGTCTGATCGGTTAGGGTGGGTGCCTGCGCGCGTTGAGCGTGTTGCTGACATGCTGATTGCCGAGGGGCGGGTCAAGGCGTCTGGTGGATTGCTGGAGGCTGTCGATGTCTGATGTTGTGAACTTCCCCACGGCGTCGAAGCAGATCTGGGTGTGTCTCTGCGGCTGCTCAACATTCCAAATCTTTGATGACGGATCGACTGAGTGCTCAGCGTGCGGGCAGTGGACCCCTGACGATGGCGGTGGTTGGGTGGAGGAACTTGCTGGGCGAGGGTCGTTTGAGGGTGATTGTTTTGCCGACACGCAGGGGAACGGGTCTGTTGAGTTTGCGCGCGCCCGTGCTGCCAAAATTGCATGTCAGCCTGACGTAAAACTCGTGGTTACTGCGTCTGAGTCTGGTGCATTGGTATGCTGGCATGTCGTTTCCAATGAGGAACAGCGGGCTTGGGCCCTCGAAAAGCTAGACGCCGCAAAGAAGCTGATCGAGGGCTACGACCTTGGGTAAGACCGTCAAGTACGTCCCGGACGGCAAGGTCCTTTCTGAGTTTTTTTGGAACCGAGACCCCGTTTCTATCATTCAGGGACCGGTTGGCTCGGGCACATCCACAGCTTGCTGCTTCAAGATGTTCCGCATTGCGACCGAACAAACGCCCGATGAGAATGGCCGGCGCGCATCTCGATTTGTGATCGTGCGGAACACGTTCGCGGATCTGAAGGAAACAACTCTCAAGACGTGGAAATATTGGTTCGAGGAGCAAGCGATGGGTGCAATGGGCGAAGTCAAGATGACCAACCCGCCGATGCATCACATTCGCTGGGGCCTCAATGACGACACGTACATGGACGCGGAGTTCATCTTCCTTGCCCTCGACCAAGAGGATGACGTCCGCAAGCTGCTGTCCATGGAAATGACCGGTGTGTGGTTTAACGAGGCGCAGTTTTCCGAGAAGGCAATCTTTGATGCTGCTCACTCTCGCGCAATGCAAGGCCGGTATCCTCCCGTTCTAAGCGGTGGTCCGACATGGAAGGGCGTGATCTGTGACCTCAACGCCCCTCCCGCTGGGCACTGGATCCCTTACATGCGCGGTGACGTGCCAATGCCCGACGAATGGGACGACGATGAGCGTCGGCAGTACATGAAGCCCGATAACTGGAAGTTCTTCACCCAGCCGCCCGGCCTGCTCGAAGTGATCAAGGACGGTCGGGTCGATCATTACGTTGAAAACATAAAAGGCAATCGCGAAATGCTGGGGCTCGAAGACACAAGCCTTGTTGCCGAAAATACCAAGTGGCTCACAGAAAGCTATCAAGAGCTGATCAAGGGTAAACCGAAAACGTGGATCGACACTTACGTGATGAACCGCGTCGGCATGTATCGCCAAGGTCGCCCCGTGTTTGAGAGCTTCCGTCCTGAAATCCATGTCTCAAAGGAAAAACTCAAATACAATCCGAACATTCCGCTGATCGTTGGCCTCGACTTCGCCCGCAATCCCGCCATGTGCTGCCTCCAGGTGCTCCGCGGTGTGGTCTATGTGCTGGCCGAATACGGTGTAGAGAATTACTCCGCGACATCCTATGCACCGCTGTTCAAGCAATTCATCGCCAAGAACTTCCCCGCGGCTCTCTCCGGTGAGGGGGGGGGCATCCAGTTCTGGGGTGACCCCTCGGGTGATAGCAAAGGGCAGGGAACCGATCTCACGCCGTATATGATCTTCAATAGTCATGGCATGTCCGTCACCCCAGCACCGGGCAACAACAAGCTGTCCATTCGTCTCAATGCCGTGCAATCGCAACTCGACAAGATGATCGACGGCCGACCCGGTTGCCTCATTGATCCCCGCTGCATTACCATCAAGTCCGGCATGGGTGGCGGATATCACTTCGCTCGCGTCAAAGGGCAGTCGCGCTACCACGATGAACCCAAGAAGGATCGCTTCGCCGACTACATTGATGCCATGCAATACGGGTTCCTTGGGGCGGGGTTGGGCTTTACGGCTCTCAACCCCGGGGGGCTGACCCCAAAGCCTGTCCAGATGCGGCAGAAGAAGCGGTTCAGTCTCCGCCGATGAAAGTCTATCACTTCGACCAATCGCTGATCTGGCATGTGGTATTTCATCCCGGTCGATCGATATGGGGTCGCCAGTTCCGTCACGTGTCCCTCGCCGGATACCACGATGACACGTGGATACACCTCGATCTGCACCGCCGCGGCACCAGCATCGCCACGATCCACCGATACGACGAGGTTCGCGATTACCTCGGATATCTGCTCGCCCACTACTCTGTCGTCAAATTCGGCCCCTCTCGTGGAGCATCGAACGCCTTCATGCGTCCTATGTCCTGCGTTGCCTTCACAAAACACGTCCTCGGGGTCCGCTCCGGTGCATTGCGGCCTGACGGGCTGTTTCGCAGTTTGGTCGCAGATTTTGACGCAGAGGTCTTCGATGGCAAAGCCGAAGGCACCACGGGAAACAACAGAGCAGCGCCAGCAACGGGCGCGGGCCGAGCGCGATAACATCACCGCTATGCAGGAAAGCCTCGGCGTCCGCACCCGCATGTTCCAGCGCATCAAGTCTCCACGCATCTCAATCGCTACTGGTCGTTCTGCTGGTGCATACTCTCTGGCGCGCTGATGGATGATGAGTTCAAAAAGCGGTTCAACGCCGCCAAGACGCATCGCCGTTCTCACATCGATGACGATGGGCGCGAGGTCTACAAGTTCTGCTTCAATGGCCGTGAAAGCGAGTGGGACAATGTTCAGCGCCGCGATGACGTACCCGAGGAAATTTTCTCTGACTTCCCCGCCACCGTAGCTGAGGACTTCGCCGGTGAGCTGTTCTCAACCATGACACCTGAGAACACTCCCTGGGTCGAATACGAGGCTGGGGAAGGGTTCGATAGCGAAGAAGAACGCGAAGCGCTGGTCTCTGAGCTTGGTCAGTTTGAGAACATCATGGCCAAGTCTGTCCGGTCATCAAACTACTATGACGAGGGCTACACAGCATTCCAGGACGCCACCATCGGCAACGTCGCCATCTGGGCTGATCGTCCAACACTCAACAGCGGAATTGTCTGCGAGGCCATTCCGTTGCCTGAACTGTTCCTGCGTCTCGGGCCCATGGGTATTGATGATCGGTTTCGCCGCCGCAAATACGCTTATGGCGATCTGACTTCACTGTTCCCTGACGCCAACTGGCCCAAGAAGCTATCCACCAAGTTTAAGTCAAAGGGCTTTGCCACGGTTATCTGGGGGTACTGGCAGGATTTCAAAGACCCAGAGAACCCCACCTGGGTGCAGCGCATCCGTGTCGAAGACGAGCAAATTGGTCTGGACATGGACCTTGAAGGTATTGGCTCCTGTCCCATTGTTGTTGGTCGGTTCAACCCTCGCTCCGGTTCTGCTTGGGGTTATGGGCCCGGCCGGCGCATGTTGCCCACACTGCGCCTGCTAGATGAGCTCACCCGCATGAACATCGAAGGCATGGATCGCAATCTTGACCCAGCCTACACCTATGCGCATGACGGCATGCTCGATCTCTCTGGCGGGATCGAGAGTGGCTTGGGTTATCCGGCCATGCCCGGTTCTGCCGAGTCGATCAAGGCCATCGGTACAGTGGAAAACCTCGACTACGGTTTCTTTTCCGAGGACCGCCTGCACGAGGATATCCGCAACGGCTTCTATCGCGAGATGGAACAGCGCGGAAAAACACCACCCTCCGCATCGCAGTACATGGGGCAGGAGCAAAAGCAGCTTCGCCGCATCGCCCGCCCCGGCACAAAGCTGTGGAGCGAGTTCGGGATCGGTCTGCTCAAGCGTTTCGAGTATCTGGAGCGTCAGGCTGGCGGCATGATGGAGAACGTCAAGACGCCACTGTTGGACAGCGGCAAGATCGTTGTGCGTCCTATTTCACCACTGGAGCGCAGTCAGGCTCGCGAAGACGTACTGATGAGCCAGAATATCATGGCAATGGCAATGGAAGCCCTTGGGCCGCAGCAGGCGCCGTTGGTGATCGATGGCGTCGAAACCATGACCAACATCAAGGCAAAGCTGAAAGACAAGCTGGTCGCATTCCGCACGGAAGAAAAAATTCAGCAGATCATGCAGGCCGCTCAGCCACAGCAGCAGGATCCAAATGCCCAGCCACAAGAATAAGTATCTCGAACGCATGCGGGACGAACAGTTTGCCATGTCGCAACTCGGTGCGCACCTGAATTGGTTGCGCGGAAGTGGTGACGAGGGTGCAGCCGCTGCCGATGAGCTTACAGACGCAATCGTCAAGACCTTCACCACTGACCAAGGACTTAAGGTTTTGATGTTGTTCGAAAAATCCGTCCTATTTGCGGCTGCCCAAAATGGCAGTTCTGACGGTGCATTGCGAGAGATGAACGCCGTGCGCAATTTTGTTCTCGAAATCAGGAGGTATGTCGCCAATGGCTGACACCGATGACATCACAGAAGACACCATTGATCTGGGCGCGTTTGTTCCCGAAGCCTTCAAGAGTGAAGACGGCAAGTTTGATACTGAAGGCTTCCGAGCCAAGTACGACGAGCTGACCGCATCCGCCGCCGAGCGCGAAGAAGCCAAGGCATCCCTTCCAAAGGAGCCTTCTGAGTACGGCTTTGCTCTCGCCGATGATCACGTTTGGCCTGAGGGTTTCGATCCATCCAAGATGAAAACCAAGGATGACGACGGCAACGATGTCGAGTTCGATCCGTCCAAGCTGTTTGACGCCGATGATCCTGACATTCCCTTGGTTCAGGGGCTGCTTCACGAGTTGGGTGCCCCCGCATCCGCGATGAGCAAGATCGCTGGCATCATGGCCAATCGTGAAATCCGCCAGATCGCGAATGCTGAGGCCGCCGTCGCTGAAGAAAAGAGAGCGCTCGGCCCAGATGCTCAAGCCCGCATCGATACCGTCACCCGCACACTCAATGCACGGATGGAAGCCCCTATGGCGAAGGCCGTGTTGGACGGCCTGACATCTGCTGATGCCCTGCGCGGTCTCGAAAAACTCATCAAGTCCAGCAACGTCCCGCCGCAGCCGCAACCGGGTACAAAAACGGACTTCACCGAATTGTCGCCAGCGGAACGCGTGTTGGCCGGCATCAACGAGCGCAAAAAACGGCGCGCATAAATAGGAGGCCACGATGCCTGACGCACTTATCAATCTGGTCGAGTTTGCCAAAGGGCATGACGACCCCATCGCGAGCGGGATGATCGAGCAGTTTGCCCGCGAGTCGGACGTACTGTCCACAATCCCGTTCAAGAACGTGACGCAAGGCATGAACCGCTTTGACCGTGAAACCTCTGAGCCAACAGTCGCTTTCCGCGGCCTGAATGCTGAACCAGAGATCAGCCACGGTTCGGAAGAAACCCTCCAGGATATCTGTTCGCCCATCTCCGGCCTGATCGAGTTCGACCGGATCAAGCTTAAGCGTTATGGCGAGCGCAAGCGTGCACTGTATATGATGGGCCAGATGAAGAACGGTTCGCGCCTCTGGACGGACACGTTCATCTCCGGTGACAACAGCACTGACCCGAAGGAATGGGATGGCATGCAGCGGCGCTGTGTGGCTGACGCAACTGGCTCCGTTGACGGCTCCAATGATGATAGCCGCCTTGTTGCCAACTCCGTCGCATCCGGTGGTGGCGCTCTGTCACTGTCCAACATCGATCTGATCGAAAGCTTGGTCAACGGCATGTCGCATCTGGTCATGTCCCGCAAAATGAAGATGCGCTTCAAGGCAGCGGCGCGTGATCCAAACCTGACCAACAACCGGATCACCGATGACATGGACAGCAACCTCGGCCGTCGCGTGACGCGCTTTGGGGATGCAATCATCCTCTGCGGTTACGAAGTGTCCAAGGACTCGCAGTTATTGCCATTCAACGAAGTCGCGCACGGTGGTGGCTCAGCTGTCACATCATCTGTTTACGGCATGTCGTTCCGTGAAGATGGCGTTTGCGGCATTCAGACTTCCGAGCCTGAGTACGTGCCTGTTGATACTGACCGCGGCGTCTTCGAACGTGACCTGTTCGAATGGGACTGCGGCATCACCATTGAGGACTTCTACTCGGCGATCCGCCTGTCCTCGATCACTGACGCGCCCATCGTGGCATAAGGAGGACTGAACATGCCAAACATGTATCACCCATACGACACGCGGCTTGATCACCGCGCCTTCGGCGAGGCGGCACTGACCGCCACGGCCACACTCGCGACCATCACCGAACGCGCTGCGCAACGCACTGCCTACCGCACACTGGTGGGCCTTGAGGCTCTCGACATCGCCAGCAACAACGAACTGTGCCAGATCGTTGTTGAGCTTTCGAACGATGCGTTTGCCACGGTTGTGGTTGCTGCATCGACCGACTTTGGTGCAACAGAGGTTCGTCAATCTGGCGCACCAGACAGCGCAGCCGGTGACGAGGCGGAGATCCTTTGGACTACTGAGCACAATGGTGTGAAGTATTCCCAGAGCCGTATCCGTGCAGTCATTGCCGGGACAACGCCATCGTTCACGCTGAACGCGCACTCGACAGTACTGGGGAGCGTGTAAATGAAGATGGTCATTATCGCACCTGTCGTGGAACCCAAGTCATTCGCTGACGTGGGCTTCACCACCGAGCAATACAAAGCCGCTGCGAAGGTTGGACAGAAGAAAGTCCCTGCCGTTGTGGCGAAAGAGGCCATCAAAAACTCCAAAGGTTTGTATCGGGTTCTCCCGACACCTGAGGAAGTCGCTGAGACGCCTCGGCTGCCTGATCCGGCGGATATGTCCAATGAGGCGCTGTTCGCCGAAATGAGCATGTATGGCAAAGCGCCACAAAAACGGATGGCCCGCTCAAAAGTCATTGAGTTTGTCCGTGAACTGCGCGCACAGAGCTCCGCCCTGATCGTTGACGACGCAGACGAGTAACGACCCAACCTCCCTGTTGGAAACTGGTCCCGCTTCGGCGGGGCCTTTTTTGTTGGTGCATTGCGAGAAACTATCCCTTCGCAGAAATTTGACGCATGCCAGTAAGATCAAAAGCAACCATCTTCAATGCCGCCCTTCTTCGCTGTGGTCGTGTAATCACCGGAGGAGACTCCGATGTGCGTCAGGCTATGGATGCCAACTATGATGAAATTGTCCGCGCGGCATTTGAGGATAGTGATGGTAATTTGCCGTTTGGTCGGGCCCGCGAGACGCTGACATCCCGGTCCGCCGGCACGTCAGGATACGATGACGCTTACACTCTACCCAATGCTGCTTTGCATGTGGTCGACATCTTCTTCGATGAGTGCCCTGCCGGTGATCTGCAAGAGCCATGGGAAGTCGATGGAATCAACGGCGTCATTCTTCTCAATGCTGATAGCCGGACAGTCGAAGTCGAGTATGTGAAGGAAGGCTTGGAGAGCACGTGGTCTGCCGGATTCACCAAAGGCATCCAGCGCCGCCTCGAAGCTGTCATCAAAGACTTCCTTGAGGAGCCTGAGGAATCGTCGGTGAAAGAGCAAGAGGGCGACTTCGCGTTCTTAAAGGCGGGCGTGAAGGGCGCAAAAAACCGCGCTCAAAGCCGCATCTTCAAGAAGGGTGGGGGGCGCTTGTCTCGTGCGCGTAGGTCACGTGGGACGCCTCGGTAATGGCTCGTCGCAAGGAAACCATTTGGCAGCGTGACTTTGGGTCCGGCGCTGTTCGGCCTGAGGCTGTTGAGCGTGACGATACGTCTCTGATTGATACGTCCACCAAAGAAGCACTGAACACCATCACGCTCACGTCAGGTCAGGTCGTGGCGCGCCCCGGTACTGTCAGCTTGGGCTCAACAAGCGACGCCACAGACTTCTTTGAAGTCGATCTGGGCGGGGGGCGGCAGTACGAATTGTATCTGACGCCAGATGGGTACGAGATTTATGACCCAAATGGCGTGTTGATCGATGAGGAAACGGGGTTCACGTGGACCAGTGTTTCGCCAATTTTCGGCGCACCCGCTTTCGAAGACTTTGGCTTTTGGGTTGTCGCTGACCCGGATGGATCGCGTATCATCGTGGGATCACGCTACATTGGGTTACAGCAGATTGCCGTAGATGGCGCTGGGGCATGGTCAATTGGTGCCGCGCCTTACGAGGCGTCTCTGAGCGGCGGCATCCTTCAGCCATACTACCAGCACTATCGCGGCCTGACGCTCGCACCTAGCGCTCGCACCGGTTCCATCACGGTCACCGCCAATGGTGGCATCTGGATGGACAGCCATGCAGGGCTCTACGTCCGCTACGTGGACCAGACTATCCGGCTGGATGCACGCGTTTCCGCAACGGTCATGAATGCCACCGTCATTGAGGAATTGCCGCCCACCTATGACATCACCGTTGCCTCGGCGTCAGGCTACAAGGTTGGAGATGCTGTTGAGCACAGCGTTCTCGGGGGGCAAGGCATCATCACCGGTATCGCAGGAAGCGTGGTGACGGTTCTGGCCACGTCCTCGTATGATGGTTTTGATGCGTCTGGCAAGCTCGTGGCCCCAAACGCTGCGCAAAACATTAGCGGTATCTCTGTGGCGTCCTCTCCCGCCGCATCATTCCTTTGGGACATTCAGATGTTCTCGGCTGTGCATGGCTTTGCCGGTTGGGGCTCCCGTCACGGCGGTCGGTTGTATCAGTGCGATCTGGCTGGGGCGCCCCAGGCGTTCTCCGCCTCGGACGCAGGGTCGATTCTCGCTGTGGCCATGGGGGCGAATGATGCGGATGGGTTCGTGGAAACCATCGGGTCCGATGTGGGCGGGGTACTCAAGTACATTATCTCGGCCGAGGACTTGGTGTTTCTGACGACACGCGGGATCTACTATCAGCCGTCTCGGGACGGATCAGTCATTACGCCAACCACCATTTCTCCCACCATCTTTTCGACGGTCGGCACCGCGGATGTACGCCCTGTCGCCGTAGACGAGGGGCTGGTGTTCATCGATGCAGTTGGTGAGCAGGTGTGGGGCGCCGTATTGACTGGTGACGTCTACAAGTCCTGGCGCGCGCGGATGCTGACCAAGTACCATGGGCATCTTATGAATGGCCCCGTCAAGTTGGGCGGCACAACATCTGGCTCCAAAACGCCAGAGCAATTCATCTATGTCGTCAACTCGGATGGTTCCGCTGCGGTCTGCCAGTGGGATCGGGATGAGGACAAGCTTTCATGGCGCCCATGGGATACTGAGGGGAATTTTCTCGTCATCGACCAAGTGTTCGGCAAGGTGAACGCCATCGTTGAGCGTGACACCAGTACCGGACTTGAGAAATATCGCGAGACATTCTTTGGTGAAGCCGTGATGGATGCCGTCCGCGGCGTGAAGGTTTCCAATGGCAACTTGGGCGGACAGGAAGGCCAGTCATATTTTGGGGGCACAACTGCCTATGCAACACATCTCAACGGGCTCACTGCAACTGCATCGGTGTATTTCGAAGGTTGGGACTACGGTGATCTTGATATCAACGCTGGTGGTCGCCCCTTGGACGCCGATGGGAATGTCTTCGATTACGAAGATTATGACGGCATTGCGCAGGTCGGCCTGAATTTCATTGTTCGTATCGTTCCTTGGGCTCGCCGATCCGTCAACACGCAGCGCGGTACTCGTGACGTGAAACGCATTGTCGAGATGTATGTCACTGTCCTTGCGACTGGCACCTTCAAAATCAATGGTGATGAGTTTGGCGCGTATCGAGTTGGTGAAGATTTATCCGAGCCACCCCCACTTCGCGATCAGCAGTATCGTGTTGGGCTGGCTGGCGGAAGCAGCTTTGAGGAAATCCCGATTGAGCGTGTGCGGCCCGGTCCGTTTCAGGTGCTCAAGGTCGGATATAGGGTGGTGATCTAATGGCCGATCCAGTTACAGCAGGATTTGTCGCGCTTAAGGCCGGTGGTGCGGTTGCCAAGGGCTTTCAAGGCCGCGCGGAAAACCTGAATGAAGCAGCCAAGGCCGAGGCTCAGGCGAGATTGGCCGACACGCAGGCATTTCAGCGCGACACGTTGGCCCGCGGGGAGTTGGACCGGTTCCTGAGTTCCATGGCTGCATCACGTGCCGCTAATGGCCTTTCAAGCGTTTCTCCCAATGCACTGGTTTTGCAAGCCGATGCTCGGAACAAATCGGATAATGAAAGGCTTCGCAATCGTGCGGATGATCGCCAGCGCGCGGCGAATTTCCGGGCCGCTGCCAAAGGGTACAAGTCGCGTGCGCGGTTCTCGTTGGCAACTGGATTGATCAAAGGTGGGCTGTCCATCGGTCAAGGATATGAGAACGGAGCGTTTGGATAATGGCACGTGTCCCAAAATTTAATCAGAGCGGCACAATCTCACAGGTCGCCGCGCAGCCTGGTCCGGCTGCTGGTGCAGGCTTCGGTGCTCTGGCCGAGGCCGCCAAGATTGGTGAGGAGTTCCTGCGTCCCAAAGCGATTGAGAATGCTAAGGTTGCCGGAGCCAAGGCGGTCTATCGTGACGAGAACGGTCAGTTGCAGATTGATGAGCGCAACGTCTTGGGTGGTGAGCTGGCCGACGCGCACAACTCAGCCGCTTATGCCAAGTACATGTCTCAGCGGAGCATCGATATCCGCGATACGATGACCGAGCTTGCCACGCAGCACCAATTCAATCCGGGCGGGTTCCGTGAGGCAACCAATGCTTACACGGCCCTGCTGCGTGATGAGGAAGGTGTTCCGCCACTTCTGCGTGAGGATCTGGTTGCTCAGGCGGAGCGCGAGGCCAGTAGCCGCTTCAACGGCCTGATGGTGTCTGAGGTCAATCGCACCCACCGCGAGGCTGACATTCAAACAAGCGCGCACCGGGACGCCGTTGCTGACGACTATATCAACCTGATGATGAGCGGTGACGCCGAAGCCGCCGCCGAAAAGCTTGCTGAAATGCAGGCCATCACAGATTTTCGGGCCAGCGCCCCGTACATCACAGAAACGCCAGCACAGTCTGAGGCGTATATGTCTGGAACGCGCGGGGCTGCTCGGGCTGCACAGCTGAGCCGGAAGCTGGAAGATTTGAGCGGAGCGCGGTCTATCACGCCTGAGGAACGCCAAGAGGTTCAAGACCTACTGGATGACCCCGACATTGACCCTCGCACACGTCAGCGCCTCTACGGCGCCACGCAAGGCCGGTTGCAGGGGATTGATGGCCGCGCTGCTGCCGATGCGCTTGCTGCCACTGATCTCGATGCTGCTGTTCGCAACCACAACTATGGCACCACGCCCGATGTGCCTCAGGGGTATCTTGATGCGATCCGCTCGGCCGAAAGCGGTGGTGATGACAGCGCTCGCAACTCAAAGTCGTCAGCTACAGGGCGCTATCAATTCATCGAAAGTACGTGGGCTGATCTGATGCAAAAGCATCCGGATTTAGGTCTTACCGTTGATGGCCGACTTGATCCCGCCCAGCAAGAACGGGCTATTCGTGCCTTCACGGCGGACAATGCTCGCGTTCTCGCAAATGCCGGGATCCCTTCAACCGGTGGCAACCTATATGCTGCGCACTTTCTGGGCGCTGGCGATGCAACACGTGTCCTCGGCGCAAGTGATAATCAGCAACTCGCTGACCTGCTGTCCGATGGAGTTATGGAGGCCAACCCATTCCTCAAAGGAATGACGGTCGCAGGCTTCCGTGAGTGGTCCGCGCGCAAGGGGGGTGATCAGGGTTTTGACGCGTCTCCAACGCCAAACTTTGCCGCCAACCGCGAGGCATTGCAGGGCGCAGGTATCAACATCACGCCCGGTTCCGAGTTTTTCGCTGGTGCATTTGGTGTCGATGAAGCGACCGCGCTATTTCAGGCTGATCCTGAGGCTGCCGCTGCTGACGTGCTATCGCCGGAAATGATCGAAGCCAATCCAGTCCTGAACAACATGACAGTGGAGCAGGCGCAGGCGTGGGCTGATCGTCGGGCCGTGGTGAAGGCGTCTGACATTGCCGCCCGCCGCACACAGGTGGACCAGATCGAGAATGATGAGGTTCGCGCTATCGCCCTGACGGCCCTCAATGATCACTACAACCAGCGCCGCCGTGCTGAGGACGCTGCCGCTGCGGAGTACACTGAGCGCCTTGATGCGCAGGATGACAGCCTGACAGAGCGTGAGGTGATGGCCGATCACTCGATTTCCGATCAGGCTCAACGTACCATCGTGGCCAAGCTCCGCGATCAACGTGCGGATCAAATCGCAATCTCCGAAACTCTTGCGGACCTAAATGATGCTGACCATCGTTGGGATGCCTACGATAGCGGGGCTCGCAACTCTGTCGACAAGGCTTATTCCGCAATGCTGGACGGCGCCGATCCTCTTTCAACTGAGGGTCAGGCTGCCGGTGCTGCCGTCGCACTTCGGTCAGGGTTCGTGCCAAAGACCATGTTCAATGCAATCCGTGGCGCTGTGAACGGGAATGACCCGCAGGCCATGGGTGCGGCTCTAGAATTTGCAGGGCAGATCACACAAGCACATCCAGGTGCGATGCGGCCTTACGGTGGCGATGGCGAGGTGATTTCGGCTCTGGATGACTACCGGTTCTATTCCGGGTTCATGGGTTCCGAGGAAGCTGCCGGCCGTATCATCGAAAACAACTCACCAGAAAATCGCTCCCGTCGCGCCAATCTATCCGATGAGGCACGAGAGCATGCCAAGGATCTGCAACCGAGTGACATTGAAAGCCACTTCTCGGAGTTGGGCTCTGACGTGTCTGTTCCAGAAAACATCGAAGGCGTTCTGATGGGTGACTATGAGCGCCTGTTCAAAGAAGCCTACACCGCAACGGGCGACGTATCTCTCGCCAAGAACCGGGCCCTGTCGGATATCTCACGTATCTATGGGCCCAGCGGTGTCGGCGGTAGCGATGCAATCATGCGCTATCCGCCCGCGTCGTTTTATGCGCCAGTCAACGGATCACAGGACTGGATGGGTGATCAGCTTGTTGCCGATGTTAGCGAGTTTGCATTTGGAGAACAGCCAGACGTGCCTGATGACGCTTTGGGTTTAACAGCCACTGCAATCACAAGCGTATTCATGGGCTCGACTCGCGTTGATCCTGAAAGCATCTTCATCACATCAGACGAGCGCACACAGCAAGATGTGGCTTCCGGCGCAGCGCCGTCTTATGTCGTGCGCTTTATGGATGATGATGACGTGATCCAAGAGGTTCCCGGCCGCTATCGTTTCGAGAGGCCCTCTGATCAAGAAGCGGCCGAAACTATTTCGCAATCTGAATTTGAAGGGCAAAGAAGCGCCCGAGCAGAAATGGCTAATGTGCGCCAATGGATCGAATACTACCGTAGTCATCCGAATAGGTCACAAAGCATCGAAGAAATCCGCCAAGCTGTTTCTGCGGATTTGGATCGCTACAAGTCGGCCCCCCCCCCGGAATTGGATTGATAAATGGGCTTTTTCCAAGAAGACGAGAAGCAGATCGGGCCACTTGCCGTTCCAAACGACATTGACCTGAACCCTGTTGATGCGCCAGACCCCAATGGGCCGAGCGTTTTGGGCGCCGCGTTTCGCACGGAAAACCCTATTGGTAGCTATCTTTCGTCGTACAAAGTTGACGAAATGACACCATTCGATCCTGAGTATCCCCCGTTTGAGGACATTCAGGGAACGCATTACGAGCAATACGCGACGCGGTTTACCAATGCGCGCACTGCTGCCGATGTCGCAGGCATTAAGTCTCAGATTGACCGGGAGCTAGAAGATCGTCGCACATTGGATGCCGCTGGCGGGATGGGAATGCTGGCTCAGTTCGGTGCGGCCATTGCGTCGCCCACGTCTCTCCTTCCGGGCGGTGCCATCGTTAAGGGCGCTCAAGGCGTCAAGATTGGTGCAACAGCTTTGAGCGTGGGTACGGCTGCCGGTGTGGCTACATCGATCGATGAAGCGGCCCTGCAAGCGACGCAGGAGACGCGCACGGGGACAGAGAGTGCATTTGCCATCGGTGGATCAGTTTTACTGGGTGGGCTTCTGGGTGCCGGTGTAGCGAAGTTGACACGGCCAGAGTTCCGCGCGGCCAGCACCCAACTCGAAAGCAACATCGAAGTGCAACACGAGTTTACAGAGGGCCTTCGCTCCATTGGTGCTGCTGAGAACCGGAATGACCTGACCTTGCGTCGTGAGGCTGTCCTGAGCGCTGTGCGTAAGGTTCCGGGGCTTCGGTCTATGGTGCGCACATCCCCCCTGCTGCGGACGGCTTTGTCAGAGATTGACGAGACACGCCGCACTGCCGCCGCCTTGGTAGAGAGCCCGTATCAGTACCGCATCAATGAGCAGGGCCAATCTGTCTTGAATGGTGACGTATCTGTTGAAACGCGCATCAATGACCGTACGGACAATGACCTCGCCAAAGCAATCGGCGGCCTGGAGAGTTCCTATCGCGAGTATTGGGCTGACGGGCAGATCGGGTCTGTCGGCACTTTCGTAAACCCCGTCACCCGCCGTTTTGCCAGCCTGACGGGAATGACCCAAAAGCTGACCAAATCGCAGTTCATGGATGAGGTGGGCAAAGCGCTGCGTTCAGGGGACAAGCACCCAATCGGCCAAGTCCAGAACGCCGCGGAAAGGTTGCGCCGGGATATCTTTGACAAGATCAAAGATGAGGCCATTGAGTTGGGCATCTTTGACGAGGGCCTGCAAATCAAGAACGCCGACTCCTATTTCACACGGGTCTACAACAAAAAGAAAATCATGGATAACCTGAACAACGGATCAGACGAGGATCTGATGGTTGTCCTGCGTAATGAGTTCATGAACCGCAGATCGATCGCACAGAAGCGTCTGGAGAATGCTGAAATCCAATCCGATCTTGAGAAGGCGCGTGAGGACATGAGCGCTGACGAGTTCTACGCCAGCGCGAGTGATCTAGAGATCGAGGATGCTGTGCTGGATACCGTCCGGTCAATCACCGGTCTGGCTGATGGTCAGCATTCCTATCAAGCGTCCCTGTCCAGCCCGACGCGTGCGCGTGTACTTGATATTGATGACGATGTGTTGGCGCCGTGGCTTGAGCAAAACGCCGAAGTTGTGATGAACCACTATTTCCGGTCAATGGTTCCTGATCTTGAGATCACGCGCACATTCGGCGATGTGAACATGACCCGTCAAATTGACGAGATCAAACGTGCCGGCGCTGTACAGATGGGTAAGGCTGGAAACGCAAAGCAGAAGCGGAAAATCTCGAAAGAGATCGCTGAGAATATCCGTGACCTTGAGGCGATGCGGGACCGGATGCGCGGTAACTATGGCATGCCCTCTGATCCAACGTCTGGCTGGGTGTTCGGTGGACGCTTTGCTCGCACGCTATCCTACACTGGATATCTTGGTGGTATGACCCTTGCAGCCATTCCTGACGTTGCTGGGGTCATTGGCCGTGCCGGTATCGATGGGGTGTTCGGGGCGAGCGCTGATCTGGTGACAAAGCCAAGCCGGTTGTTCACTGGCGCAAAGGATATGGCGGATATCGGCGCCGCTGCTGAATGGCATCTGCAAACTCGCGCAATGGCTATCTCCGAGATTTTCGATCCACATGGGGCAGGGTCGCGTGGTGAGCGGGCGCTTGGTCAGACAGCCGCGGCATTCTCCAAGGCAACATTTATGTCCCAATGGAACGTGGGATGGAAGTCCATAGGTGGCGCTGCAACGGCCTCAACAATGGCAAAGGCTGCTGATGCCGTGCGGGCAGGGTCGGCAACACCAAAGCAACTTCGTATGCTCTCCGCGAATGGCATTGAACCATGGCAGGCTGAACGGATCGCACAACAGCTAGATCAGTTTGGCGACAAGAACGGCCATATGTGGTTGCCCCGTGGGAAAGACTGGACCGATCAAGAGGCCTTTTTGGCATTCCGTCGCGCAATGAGCCGTGAGTTCCGCATGATGGTTGTGACGCCGGGGCAAGATAAACCGCTCGCTTTCTCAAACGAGTTCGGCAAGTTCTTCTTCCAATTCAAATCGTTTGGGTTTTCGGCCTATGAGCGTATCCTGATCGCTGGCCTCCAAAAAGCTGATGCTGATGTATTCATGCAGTTCTCCGCCGCCTTGATGCTTGGTGGGCTGGTTTCGAATATCAAGGCCGACATGGGCGGATATGATCGCAAGGAAGGTGCTGCGTATTGGGAGGATGCGCTGGATCGGTCTGGCCTCGCTGGCTGGCTGTTTGAGCCTTACGGCATGGCCAACGCAGCGCTTGCAGGACGTCTATCTCCAACCGGTGAGGTCGTGTCGCGCTTTCAGGCTCGCTCTGCCACCCAAGGCGCATTGGGGCCGTCCGTGGATATGATCGCAGGGATTATGGAGGGCACGTCTGCAATAAGCAGGGGTGACGCCAGTTATCGAGATGCCCGCAAGCTGATGCGGCCACTTCCCGGCAACAACCTGTTCTACATGCTCAAGTTCTCTCAATTGATCGAGGACGCAATCTCACGGCAAATCGGGGCCAACCCTCGCCCGCGCTGACGGTGCATTGCGGAAAAACTGTCGCATTGGGATTTTGACGCCACACAAAAGCGTTGGATGCCATGCCTCTATCAGAGTCCACTCGATATCAGTCGTATCAGCCTGTCGTCCCGACGGACGTGTATTTGGTCCCGTTTCCGATTTTCGACTCTGCGGATCTGACGGTTAAGGTAGGCGGTGCCGCGACTGCTGCATTCACCGTCTCCGCCACATTTATCGACGGTCGATCTGATGATGCGTCGATCACACTCACAGTGCCTGTGACCGGTGTTGATGTTGAGATTATCGGCTCACGCGCTCCCCGTTCTGAGAGAGATTTTGTCAGCAACAGCCCTCAGCTTGCCGACCAGGTTCAACTCGAAAACGAGAAGCTGACCGCTGTACAGCAGGAGCAGGCGAGGGATACGGTCGAGGCACTAACAGCAGCCAGCGCCGCAACAAGCGCGGGTGAGAGCGCTGCTGACTCTGCCGCCGCAGCTGCCGCATCTGAGGCCGCCGCCGCAGCCAGTGCCGCCGCTGCCGATACGTTTAATCCCGCAAATTTCGTCGGGGTGGCGGACGTTGGCTCCGCAGCGGCCGAGGGCTTCACTGACGATGATGACTTGGCTGTGGACCCCGGAAACGTACCATCGCGCGGGAATGTTGCGGCAGCAATTGCAGCTTCGTTACCGGGAAGCCGTGTACTGTTGGACGCCGTGGATTTTGGCGCAAGCCCAACTCTTGTCGGGTCTGGCTCGTCCGCATACTATGAGTTTCCACTGTTCGACCCTGCGCTATACGCTGGCTATGAGTGGGAATTTGTGTCCCTTGAGGCGAATATCAGTGGCGTCCTGCTGGAAGTGCTCACCACAACCGATGGCGGCACTTCCTATAACAATAGCGACGCTGCCGTTCGTACTATTGTAGACGATGGTTCCAGTGGTCCATCAACAAGCACAACCCCCTACTTGCATTCGGGAGACAATACCGCTCAGTCCGAGTTTTTCAGTGGTTCTCTAAAAATAATGCGCCCAGACATTGCTGGGTTCACACATGGGGAGCACAACATACGCCGCTCCAATGGCGCAGGCACAATCCTTGTGCAGTCTGGTTACTACCTGCACGGCCTTGCTGTCGCGATAGATGGCATAGCGCTTCGCAGAGTGAACAGTATCACCGCAGGTTTTATTTACATGTACGGCATTCGGCGGCCAGCGGCCTGATGGACTGGCAAGCTATCCTTGAAGCCCGATGCTCAAGCCGCCGCCTGTTGGCCGCGATCACCACTCACTCACACAACATCAAGGTGCCACATGACACAGGGCAGTGATCCAAACCTACTTAACGAAATATTCAATCAGCGCGCCGTTGTGCTGACGTTCTTCGGAGCGCTTGGCGGTTCCGTCAGGGCAGCCGTTCTCAAGACAACCTGGCGAGAGGGATTGCGCGTCGTGTTTGTCGGCGGTGCTGTGGCCTTTGGTGTAGGCATCCTTGGCCCGGTACTTCTTCAACCTTGGATTGGCGAGATTCCAGAAGGAATGAGTGGTGCGATTGGTACGCTCACAGCCGCAGCATTCTTAATTGGCCTCGTTGCAGTGACGCTTGTTGAGCGGTTCATATCTGGAGACCAGAAAAATGATGAGACGTGAAAAAGGCACCAAGAACCAAGATGACATTCGTAGTTGGGTATTCGGGGTCATTTGCGCGCTGATCCTGCTGTTCGCAACGGAGCCGGTGGTGAAGTTGCTCGCCCCATTCGGTGTTGAGCTTGGCGATACTGATCAGGAGAATGAGAGATGATCCAGCGGTACAATGTCATCGATCTACAGGCCCGCTGCGCCGCGTTGGGTTTCAATCCGGGACCGATTGACGGCGTGCGTGGCAAACGTACCAATGCCGCCCGGGATATGGCGATGCAAAAACGTGCTGTTATTTCTGAAGCCGCCCTGTTCCACGCCTCAGGCCTGCACCGCATCAATCTGCATTGGACGGCTGGTGCAAGTGGTGTGATCCAATTGGAACGCAAGGCTTACAATGGGCTGGTCGATCATGACGGCAATCGTCACTATGGCGTTCACTCCTTTGAGGATCAGGCGAGATACGCGGTTGGGGTCCGTGGCGCATCACATACGCGCAACTCCAACACAGGGTGCATTGGCCTTGCGGTTGACGCGATGGCTGGCGCTACAGAAGTGCCGTTTGACAAAGGTACAGCGCCAGCAACATGGGACCAAATAGAGGAGATGTGCACGTGGGCTGCTGAGCTGGCGTTGCAATACGATATCCCGGTTACTCGCTACTCAATAATGATGCACTCAGAGGTCCAGCCGACACTTGGCATCCGTCAGAAATGGAAGTGGGATTTGAATTGGTTGCCCGACATGGACCGCCCAGGTGATCCAATTGAATGTGGTGATCGTTTGCGCAACCTGATCAGCGATAAGATGGAAGTCCAATCCTTCAAGCATCGGTGCGCGGCATGATCGCCCGCTACGTCACCATGGGAGCTGGGGCGCTTCTGCTGGGCGCGCTGACGTATCTCTACGTGAGCAACGCAACCCTTAGCGCCAACAACGCCTCACTGACTGCGCAGAACGCCAGCCTGACCCGGTCTATCGCTGTACTTGAGGATAGCCGCACGCAGGCACGTGCCGCGGCTGAGGTGGCCAAGGCTGCTGCTGCCCGAGAGAAGGCCCAAGCCGACGAATACGACGCCCTGCGCACCGCCCTCATCAATGGAGATGAAGATGCCCCACTTCCTGAATGGTTTGTTGCCTATATCGATGGCCTTCTTGGCCGCCTGTGATCGGCAGATCGAATACGTGCCTGTAATCCCGGATGTGCCGGCTGATCTTAGGCAGCCCGTGTCTGTCCCGGATCGCCAAGCTGAAACGCTCAAAGACGTGGGGCTGATCCTCACTGACTATGTTGAGGCCCTTGGTGCCGCGAATGGCCGCATCTCATCAATCGACTGCATTCTGATCGCCGCTGAAGCCCGGGAGGAAGTGCTATGCTGATGTGGGCTCTGCTTTGTGCGTTCTTGGCTGGGGGTATCCTGTGCCCAATCGCCGTCATTGGGGTTTGGCGGCTTCTGGATCGGATGCGAGACCCCCTTTAATTACGGTGCATTGCGGGAAAGCAGGCCCGCATTCATCTTTCTGCACAACCAAGTGTGGAGAGAAACATGCCAAAGCAAGCAGCAACAGGTGAATGGGCGAGTGCAACTCTCGCAGGGAATGAGATTTGGCAGGCCATCGATCCCTGCCGCGTGACGGCCGATCCCGCAGCTACAACATCGATGGATGGAGACAGTGGTGTCCTGTTAAAGTCAGGTGATGCCATCACATTCGCAATCGGCGCTACGGTGATCTACCGCTCAAGCGGGGCGGTCGGCTCGATCTGGCGCGAACCAACTGCATGACCCTCTACAGTTTTCCTGTGCGTCCGTTGGGATCTGTCTCGATCATTCCCGAAAATGGTGCGGGCCAGCGCGTGTTAGCAGCAGTTGCCGCCGTGGCGCAGGACTTGCGGCAGGGCGATACAATCGGCGACATTGCCAACATCGCAACCCTGCGCGACACGGCCAACTATACGGCGCCCGGTACAGTCCAGTCACCTGAGATTCGCGTGAATGGCACGGCGCAGGCGGACGGATTTACTCTATCCGATGGAGACTCTGTTGTTCTGTATGTGGCAGATGATGCCGGGTCTGCCCCGTACGTGTTCGCAATTGATCCAGTTGTTGTTCAGGTAGCCCCATCGTTCTCCGCCCAGCCAACAATCACCGGAATACCCAACATTGGCCAGACACTGACGCTCACTGAGGGCGTGGCCGGACCGGGAGCCACTCTGGCAATCACCAGATTCACGCTGGACGGCGTGGATAAAACGGACAATCTGTCTGGCCTCACATGGAACACCATGGGCGAGTCCATATATGGCGGCGCAGGTTTGGTTGAATTGGCGGTAACCGCAAGCAATTCAGGGGGTGTTGTCGTATCAGATACGATCACAGAAACCATGCAAGACGTTCCAGAGGCGTATAGTGTTTCTAACTGGTCTGTATCTGCTGGAAGCGATGATGCTTTTGCTGTCACAGTTTCAACCTCGCCAGATGACGGCAACAGTACCGTAACAGATACAGAGTATCGTATTAACAACGGCCCTGCGGTTTCAGGCGGGGTGATCGGATCACTCACAGGAAGCACCGGGGCCGCAGGTACATTTTCTATCCAGATCAGAAACGTGAATGCAATCGGCGCTGGCGGCTGGTCTGACAGCAAATCGGTGACTACCGGTTCTCCGACGGCAGCTCCAACATATACTGTTTCAGTACCCAGCGGGGCGGTCTCTGCCGATCTAACCGGCTTCCCCCTTAAAATCGACCTCGGCAACGCCCCCGCCGCGTTCTGGGGTGCTGTGGCGCGTTCTGACGGTGGTGATATCCGCGTCACAAGCAACAGTGACGTGGGCCTGCCGTTTCACCTTATTGACATCGATACGGTCGCCCAAACCGGGACCCTCGTTACATCTGTTGATTTGCTCACAGCGTCGGACAACACGTTCAAGGTTGTTGCAAACAATGATGCCGCGATGCTTCCGCTTGCGGCCACGGACCCGCTGGGACAGCACGCCAGCTGGGCCTCGTTTGATGCGGTTTACCTGCTCAATGGCGACCTAACTGACGCAACGGGCAATGGGCGCACTCTCACATGGTCTGGGGCTGGGCCTACATACGTTTCAGAGAGCCTGGGGTGCGGCGGCGGCTTCGACACAACGGCAGCGGCAGGGTATGGATATCGGCCAAACGATCCGGCGTTCCACGATCAGCCCTTTGAGATGTTCACAATCGCACGTCGAACGGTCGAAAACAGCAGCAATCAAATCGCGCTTGGCGTTGTTACGTCATTGGGGTCCAATTCGTCACGGGTATTGTTGGGCGAGCAAAACGGATCAGGGAGCTTTGAGCTTTTCTCAACCTCGCACGGATTCAATAGCGCCGGGGTTTCATCGGCCCTTGGCCAAACGGCGTCCCTGGCATTTGCAAGCCAACAAGAAAACGCAGGCGTCTTCGATAGCGTTGCCTACGCGAACGGAAGCCAGTTTTGGAGCAATGCCAACCCAACCCTGTCAGAAGACACATTGTTGGTGGGAACAGGCCGTGGGTCATCCAACACTGATTGGCGTGGTGTGGTCAACATAGCGCTTTTTGCACTGACCGACCTTCGCGGTGCTGCATGGCATGATGCGCTGCACAAGAATTTTGTAGAGGACAGCCTGATCGGCAGCATTGTAGTTCAAAACGTAGTTGTGGGGTTGGCGTAATGGGTAAGTTCAGCATAACAGGCGATTGCAGCGCGGCTGGCGATTTTCGGGTGATCGCAAGCGCCAGTTCGGACCTTTCAAGCCCGTCATTCGGTGACGTGGGTAACGCCTCGGATGGCATCCTCAAACTTGTGGGGCCGGAGCTGCCAGCGGGCGCATACCACTGGGGCATTCAGCAGGACGGGGTTACGCTTGACCTGCCGCGAGGCACAGCGCGGGTTCCGGGTGCCTCTCACAGGATTGGCTGGAGCGGGTGCAATGTCACAGGGTCAAATGCGCCTGTCTTCGCTCAGATTGCATCCGAGGGATTGGATGGTTTTTTCCACCTCGGCGATAGCAACTATAACAACCGGACCGACACAACGGACACAGTCTATGTCAATGACATTCGGACATTCCTTGGGTCACCAAACGTCGCCAACTTGGCCAGCACCTGCATATTCCTCGACCTGATAGACGACCACAATGGGGGCGGTGCCAACGATCATGAGGGCAACACGCCGGAGGCTGAGGCGGCAGCTAGTGCGTATCGGAAGCGCTTCCATCATCCGAACCTTGAGCTTTCAGGGGCAACAGATGGTATCTATTTCAGTCATGATATCGGGCGCGTCCGCCATGTCTTCACAGACCAGCGCCGTTACGCATCGCCGCGCTCCGCGACGGACAACGCATCCAAGACGATATTAGGCGCAACACAAAAAGCATGGCTTCTGGATATCATCGAGAACTCTCCCGGCATGTTGATTGTGTGGTGGTCTACGCGGACCTTCCATGCGAACCAGATCAACAACCACGACAGGTGGGGAGGATTTACAACAGAGCGTACAGAGATATGCGATCACATCCGGGACCACGCAAGCGGGCGCGTTGTGGTTCTTCACAGTGACAGGCATCAGGGCGGCGTCGATAACGGTACAAACTGCGACTATGCCTCCACAAGCGACCCGATCATCTGCGCGATGGCCGGTCCACTTGACCAGTCCACAAACACGCATGGCGGGGCCACGTTCAGCAGTGGCGTGTTCTCAGGGAATGGTCAGTATGGGGTTTTGGAGATCGCCGATACGGGCGGGTCAACCATTCAGATGGATATCGCCATTAAAAACAGCACGGGCGGTGATTTAACAACATTGTCAGAGACGATTGATGTAACCTAATCCCGTCGCCATAGACACGCAAAAGCCCCGTCATTCAGTTGGCGGGGCTTTTTGCGTTGTTATCGAAGCGGGGCGGATTTGAACCGCCGTCTCCTGTCGCTATGACTGGCGCATGTGCCGGACTCTGCTACCACTCCTGTTCCTATCCGTCCTGATCCTGCGCCTATGTGTTCAGCGGGTAATGGTGTCAGGGTTTCTCGGCTTAGGCGTCCTTATGCGGAGGGCAATAGTGTTGCGAGTTGATCATAAGTGAATCCGTCAGTTCCACCTTCGCCAGTGTCGATGCCATCCTCTGAAATGACCCAAAACGACCAACCACTTGAAGCCACTGGACGCGGATCATACTGCGCCCCGACAATAATATGGACCTCACCGCCAATGCCATCTTCGATGATCTTGACGCGATCACCAATGACGTGCGGTGGGTTGGAGAGGTTGTTCAGGTGGTGGCTCATTGGTTCGGTCCTTTACGATATACGTTCGAAGGCGATAGTGTCGCCCGCTTCGATTTCAATAAACCCACTCATCGTTACAGCTTCGGCAGCACGCAACGGATCGAGCGTTTCACTGCCGTGGATGTCAAACAGATTGTCGACTTCCTCACCGTTCACCGTGATCGACCATTCCTTGTTTCCGTGTCGCTGGATCATTTCAGTCGCCCTCTAGGTGATAGCGCGACGGGCTTCCATCGCGTCTGCAATTTCATAGGATTTACGGGCGAACATTTCTTCTCTGCTTTCGTTGGGCATCGGTGTGTCTTGAAAACAGATTGCGAGGATGTTCGGCAGCACGCGCTCTGCGTTCCTGTCACGCCGTGTAATAGCGGCAATATCGCTGTCGGGGTCTAGTAGACTCATGGCTTCGGTCCTTTACATTTGCTCTAATACGCAGCGCAAAACTGGATGCTTTTGCGCGAGATCAACATGATGCTGGTAAGTACTGTGGACCTTGCCATTCTGGTCCAGCCACATCGCATCATGTATTGCCGCCCGCAGTGCGTCCCGCTCCTTAGCAGCGGCCCGATACAGATCAACGGTTTCCTCCAGTTCTGTAGCCATAATCGGTCCTTTTACGTGGCTGACTTCATGGCACTCAATCCGGCCATGAAATGCTCATTAATTTGTCGGCAATTTAGGCCAACATTCCGGCGCACGATCATGCCCACCAGCGCCTCATCCAAGGTAAGCCAGCTTTCGTTGCAATCCTTTCCGTCGATATATCCGTGGTAGTGAATAACATCGGTGTCATTCACACCTGTGCCTCTGCCGTTCTCGAGACTCTCAGGGTGAAACGCGCGAACTACATACGGGCCAATTTCCATATCTTCGATCACGAAACCCCAAGGAAATTTCTTTCTTAAAACTTCTGGAACTATGCTCATATCAAAATGGTCCTTTAACGTGCGTGCATTTCGTGGCGTTCAATCTCTACCCATTTGGGCATTCTGAACCACGTCAGCGGGTTTCTGTTTCGTGTTGGCTTTACCCGTTCCAGCTTCACAATCACATGCAACCAGTGAGGCAAATCGTTTGCCCTCTCGTGCATGTGTTCGCCACACCCTTCACACATACTGGGCAGCGCAAAATGGGGTATGAAGGTGCCGCTGCTGCGGGTTTCCGCAATGTGGTCGCAGTTCGAGCATTTTGCGATGTGGCGCTTTTCAAACATGCGTCAGGGTCCTTAACAAGATCAGCCCAATCCTTGACCACCTTATGCGGCCATCAGCATGACATCATGTTCGTCAGCAAAAACCTTGAAGCCTTTACGCTTGAGGTAGTTTGTGCGCATTTCAATCCGGCCCTTAGCGGCTTCAATGTTTTCGCCCGTCTCTGTCAAGCTGTGCGCAATTGCGTAGTCGGCTTGGAGGTTGCGGGCGGCATTTTCGATTGATGCTGTGTTCATGTCTTTGGTCCTCATTAATCTACAGTTGACTTATCTACAATCTACAGTTAGTTTTCTACACAGTCAATACACCAACAGCAGAAAAGTGTAGAAAAGTTTGGGCACTGTAGAAAACTCCGATAGAAACCAATTTGTGAAGATTGGATTCGGCAAAAAAGAACACAGCGGCGTTCTCATGACTGCGGGCGCAGAGAAGGTATTCTTTGCCCCGGATGAGAAAGATCTAGTGATTGAGCGGGGAGGGCTGCGCGAGGGTGATACGCTGCTTGTCGCACACCCCCCAGTAATGTCTGTTGCTGACTACAAACGGGCCAAGGAGGCGTGCGCTGGTGACTTGCTGTTCCAGGTAGTCGGGGCCGATCCTGTGCAGCTTGAGACGGACGCGGACTTTACAGACTTCAGGAAGAAGAAAGCGCGCGTGGGCGATGTGCCGATTGTGCCCAGTACCGGACGACCTGCGCGCATCAAGCATACTGTAGAGCAGGCGGACGCGATAATTCGTCTTTGGCACGAAGTGCCCAAGCGGAAGCCGGAAGAAATCATTCAATTGACAGACACCATTCTCGGATTGCCAGAAGGCACCACCAAGAAGTCATGGGTTCGGGATCTGGTGCGAAAGTACGTAGGCACAGCGCAGCGCGAGAAGCCAGCGGTGTGGCGCGGTGTCCGTATCGACTAGCGTTTACAGGTGTTACGCAAACAAGTGGGAGTTGCTGTATGTTGGTTGCTCTGGTGATGCTGAACGGCGCGTGAAGCAACACGACTACGCCAAATGGTATCGTCAAGTCATCCACACAAGAGTGCGAGTTTATCCATCTCGCGAGCAAGCGTTGGCCGTTGAGAAACGAGCAATCCAGTTACTGCGACCCAAGTATAACAAGGTGCACAACCCTGACTGGACGCACCCACTGGCCATGCACAAGGTTGATCGGCGCGCACCCAAGTTCAAGACGGTGCAGAGTTACAGGAATTGGAAGGCGGCGGGCTTCACAGGCTTTGATGCCGAAGCCGCAAACGCCTTGAAGAAAGGAGATTTGTGATGGATCAGCCGATACTGGCTCAAGACATGAAGTGGCCGCACTGCAGGGCTTCTGTGGTGCCATCGAATACATGGAACACCGGCCTTAAGGAGTTTATAGACGCCCTCTTTGACGCAGGCGATGATCGGTTTTGGTGCAGCGACACAGACCTCAAATATCTAAACTTGCGGATCGACACGCGCGACAACGCGTTCATCTTGTCGATTGATGGCAGGGGCGATAATGCGCCCAAGGTTCGCATTGACCCGCAGCGTGTTCCTGACGCCATACAGCAATACAGAGATTTTGTTGCAGGCATTCGGAGTGGCGACAAGCCAACGCATAACAATTCGGAGCGTGACCAGTGAACCAAGCACACCGAAAGGCAGAAATCACCAAGGCATTTCACGCACACTATTGGGCTGACGAGGAACCGCGTTGGGCAAGAGACCCATTCAATGCCGACACCGCCTGCCAGTGTGGTGATTGCGGTGCGTGGTTGGAGGTTGTGCGTCCCGGCAAGCATCAGTGCGGGGCATGTGATTGGTTGCAACTCAACACCCATAATCAGGAGGATTTATGACCCGAGATCAGGCAGAAGAAGTCCTTTTAGACGCAGGTTGGCTTGGCATCATGTTCCGAGACCTACCGGCCAAGAGGGTGGTTGCGTGCGCGGAGATTGAAATGATCGAAAATCCAGACTTGGTGGACTACAAGAATGGACGTGATGAAAGAGGTTGCGGCTGATGTTTTTCGTATTTGAAAACGGAAGCCCCCAAGAGGGCGCGGCGGCAGGCGGGCTTGGCGATCTTAAATTTGCAAGCGACAGCCTTAAGGAAGCAAAAGCCCACGCGGAAGCATGCGGCGTTATGGTTGAGGACGTAGATATATTAGACGGCTCCAATGGAGACGTTTGGTCGAGGCTATATGGTCAAGGCGATTGGTATGTATCGCCACTGGGGGGCTCGGATGCTTAGGAAAATCAGATGCGCGTTGTCGATGTGTCCATTTGTGTCTGCTCATGATGATACAGGTTGTTGGGGTGAGTGCGTCACCTGCGGAAAACGATCTGGCTTTGTTTCATCAGAAGACTTGAGGGCATTCGCAGACAGAGAAATTAAACGCCATAATCAGGAGCAATCCGGTGAGTGACATTTTGAAAGGCGCGCGTGAAGCCACAGAACACGCCAAGGTGACGCGCGCGGTTTATGACTGGATTCGCGATGATGTGGGTATGGCAGCCAAGATGACAATCACGCCAGACATCTGCGCAAAGCTGGTTGACAGGATTTGTGGATCAACAACGCATTTGAAGGAGCCTCACCGTGATTGACGAATTGAACCGCCTTTCGAAGGTGGGTTTTGGCTACGACCTTACGCCGACCGACAAAGACATGATGATCCTTGCTGTAGAGGAGATAGAACGCTTGCGCTGGGTTCTCGGCGGTGTTCGCAATGCGATTAAGACTGGCCGCGACCTGCCGCTGCAAGTCTGGCTGGACCAAATCAACATCGCATTAGAGGAGGGATCGGAGTGAAAGCCGTGAGGATTGAAGCTACTTTGCACTATGATGACGAACTGATTCACGGCGATGATGCATTAGCAAAAGATTGGTTTATGAAGGAGCTGCATCGGATCGGTTCGGCATCTTTAATGTTGGCCGGTGACTTTGGTGATCGCGTCGGAGAGCTTTCCAACATCACGTTAAAGGAGGCTGAGTGATGGCCAGTAGGGAGGAGTTGATCAACCTACGCATATCGCAAGCCAAAGACGAATTGGCAGGGGTCGAGTTCACCGAAGATCAGTTTTCAATGCTGTGCATGGCGCTGGACAATATTGCTCACGCTATACACGTGGCGCTCAACACCCCATTAGAGGGGGCAGACCAGTGAGCATATTGCTTTCGACCACAGCGCTTTGTTCGTTTGTGGGCACACCGACCGTCAGCCACGTAGGGGAGAGATATCGTGGCGAATAGCCTTCGGGACTGTCGTGTTGGTGGCGGGTACACGCTTGAGCAACTTGCTCAAGCCGTTGGCTCATCCAAGGCCTATATGTGGCAACTGGAAAACAAGGACGACCCCGATCCGGGCATAAAGCTTGCAATCAAGATTTCGCAAATTCTTGACGAGCCTGTTGAAAAGATATTCCCACAGTAAGGAGTTGAAATGAGCCAACAAAAAGAACTGAAAGACCGCCGCGCCATTGGGCTGCCGGACGTTCCTTTCTCGGCATACTGTGTTGAGTGTTGGGAGGCAGTCTACGGGCTTTGGGTGGAAGAAACCCCGCACGATGGATCATGCCCAAATCCCGGCGGCTGTCGTCGGTATCAGCGCACGGCACAATAGGAGTCCGACTGATGGACTACCTACCGCTTGCACTTCTCTCCATTGTTGTCGTGGTCGGGTATTGGTCCACCCTGGAAGACCGCTAAGACCCGTGATAGCCGCCAGGGGGTGCATGCTTGAACCTGAACCGGACCTGTGGATTCCGCCGCCCGCATCGCTTACAGACGAGCCGCGCGGCAATCTCTATGCTGGTTAGGCCCGGGTAATTCTCACCATCTATCGTCACATGGCTCGGCGTTTGGCCTCGCATGCATTCGCAATAGATGTCTATTTCGTCGTGGGACATTGTTGTGCCTTCCGGGTCGGATCATCCACATCAAGCCATCAGTATCCATTCAATGTAAATGTTGTTGTATCGGGGTTAAGCCCTGCGCTCTGCAACCATTTGATACTAAAGTATAAAATTAAGAGTGCTTACTAGATTTGTAATCAGTAGGTCCGCGGTTCGAGTCCGTGTGGGGGCACCATTAACATCAATGACTTAGCTTGAATTTAGCGTTGTATCAAAATGCCTGTTGTTTCAAGAGTTGTGTCAAATGTTTCTCACGTGTTCTCGTAAACCGGCGACAGATCCCCGGATACTCCATCGGCTAGGACGTCAACTAGATTTGATGTGATCCATTCATATGGAATCACTTGATCGAACACGGTAGGAACGCGCCCTTCTGCCAGTGTTTTCTTTAGAACTGCATATACACCCCCACGTAAATATGTGATCCTCCATGGGAAGTACTCATCACTCATAATCTGCGAAAGATTAATTGAGTCTCGGTATTCAGACAGGTCAGTCATCCCTCACTCCGCAGCTTCACAACCTTGTTGGCATTCTCGCTCCGTTCCCGAACGTATCCAGAGGTCGTGTCGACGTGAGCGTGCCCACCCAAGTCCCGGATAGCCATGGCATCGGCACCTTTGTTCCTTGCATCTGTCAGGGCGCCAGAGCGGGTGTGCATGAGCTTCACTTCCGCCGGGATGCCCAGGTGTGTACGAATGCGACGGAAGTTCTGGGACCAGCTGTACTTGGTGTACGGCTCGCTGCCCTTCTGCGTGGTGATGACGGGGCCCACGCGATCCGCTGCTGGCATGCGTTCAAGTCGCTCCCTGATTTCGTCGGTCAGATCGTAGCGCATTGGGTCGGGCATGGACTTGGCTGTCTTGCTGATCACCTTCTCGAAGAACGTCAGCTCAGGATCAAACATGTCCCACGTCAGCCCGTCTTGCCAGCGTAGCTCTCCCCTACGGATGCCGCCATCTCCTTGGCTGGCCTTAAGCCATTGACCTCGGACGTCGACAGGGCGCAAGGCGTATGTCCATTGGAACAGGATGCCGAGCGCGAAGTTGTGTAGCCCACGTGTGTCCGCCTCGTTGATGACCATGTGAACCTGCTCAGGCGTCATAGTCACCTGTTGCTTCTCCCCGGCCTTGAATGTGAGGCTAGAGAGCGTTGTCGCCACCTTAGCCGCTCCAGTCGCATCGATTGCAGTGCCGTATCGTGCAAGAGTGCGCAGCATGCCGAACATGCGCTTGATGTAGGACGCTGACCGGCCCTTCTCGCGCATGGCCATTTCGGTTCCCTTGATCTGCTCATAGGTCATGGCTGCAATCTTCATGTGGCCGATGGCTGGCCCCCAACGATCCAAGAGAAAGTCATATCCGTCTCTAGTGTTGCCCTTGATGTTATCGTTGTAGGCGCTGAAAGGATCAGTCCGATATCGATGGATCACCCAAGCCCATGTGCCGGGATCTATCTGCGCCGCCTCTACGCCGAAACTGTTCAGCATGTCGCGGGTCAACTTCCGGGCCATGGCAGCGCGGTCACGGCCGAGGGCATCACCTTTCACACCGGGCAGGCGGACCGGCTTTGCAGGGTATCCCAGATCACGGTACTTCTTCGAAGGCTTCCAATAGAGGTAGTCGCGGGACCAGTTTGTAAGCGGGGCGTAGTCGGGATCGGAGTTGTTCCAAAGTGCTTTTTCAAAGGCCATCGACATTCACTCCCTGAGATTCGTCTTCATCCACACTAACATTTATTTCTGTCACGTCAGGCACGGTGCGTCTGCGGGCCACCCACGCCTCCACGTCTGCCTTGATATAGCGGCGCTTGTTGAGTGGATCGGGCCGTGGGAATCCGTGTTCCTCCAGCTTGGCCCGTTTCCGATAGAACGTGTCTTCTTTCAGGCCCAACGTCAGAGCCGCCCATGCGATTGACCCGAACATGCTTGTCGGGTGGAACGTCAGATCCTCATCGATGTCAAAACAAACTGAGTTGCTCATCCGTCACCTCCTGCGGTTCCCGCCAGATCCACGCCGCCCCCTGAACAGAGGGACAGGCCGTGTCGGGGAGGAAGCACCATGTCATCCCTGCCCCGTCCAGCGCTCCAGACACGCCTCTCTCAGCGTGTCGTAGGTCATGTTATGCTCGGCAGCCACGTCCCGCACGATCTGGCGGTAATTTGGACCGGCTTGGTTTTTCCAAGCTGCCTGCCCGCGCTGCTCTACGATGGTGACGGGATCAGTCACACCAACTCCGCATCTGGAATAACAATCACGCCGTCCTCGATCAGACGGGCATGGGTTTCTATCAGGCCATTCAGCACACGGTCCAGCATTGCCGCGGGATAGTGCTGCTTGATGTAGCTGGACCCCTTGTGGTCGGCGCCGTCGAGGATCGCATGGCAATTGTAGCAGGCGTACACGACAGCCATGTCCGTGACCTTTGTGGACATCCCCTTGCCCGCGACAGGAGCGTGAGCCCCAACCACAGTGGCCTCACCAGAGCAACGGCCGCCCGGTACAAAGCTGGCGATCCGCAAAGCGCACGGCTGCCCCATAGCGCTGGCCATGATCTTGTCGCTGCGGACTTTTGGGAGGAGGTGGACAGGGGTGGTCATCCCTGATCCTCCAAGCGAGCGTCCGTCACGATGGCATTGATGAAATCGGTCACGGGTACGTTCTCGGCAAGAGCGGACCGTCCCACAAATTCTGTGTTCTCCTTGGACATGAATGACATGCAGGCCGGCAACTTCCCGCGACGGGATAGCCCCATGCGTCTGCGGGTGTTTGTGATTAGCGCGGAACTGCAACCAATCCGAGCCACGATGTCTTTGTTTCTCATGTCAGGATCGGCGCTCAGCAGTTTTCGGATCATGGATGCTTTTGACATGGGTGTCCTCCAAGCGATTGCGTTCATGACGGCACCCCGCCCAACCCACAAAACCCAAGCTCACGAGTTACGCCGTAGCCCTCCGGGTACTTCATCACGTTGGCAACGGCATGCTTGTGTACGGCAGCCGCTGACTTGCCTGTCTCGCCTGATAGCAACGCTTCCTCGCGCTTGATGGCAGACATGAACCGTGGATCACTTGCCATCAGCTCCTTCCAGCGCCAGAGGATGCACTTGTCACCGACGCATTTGGGCTGGACCTTTTCCGTGCCTTGGCATCGTGCGATAGGGCAGATCATCTTGCCCGCGTCTTTGGGAGTGAGATACGTCATCAGAAGCCCCAGCCAAGTGCTTGCCCAACGCTGGCGGTCGAGCGCTGGTCATTGAGGTCAATCACATACGAGACGGATGCAAAGGACGTGTAGCCGTCACCACCGGGGGCAAAACGTATCTGGATGTCTCCTGTGCGCAGCATGAACCCGCCCGCAAGGAAGAAATCCTCGTACTCGTCGCCGAGATGACCATAGCTGGTGGATTGATATGATCCGTAGTCCTCGTAGTAAGCGAGGCCGGTGTAAATCCCTGCCGACCAATTCTCACCACGCAACCAAACCTGATCGAGCGTGACAGCAAAGCCCAATGTGTCATAGCTGTTCAGGAAAGCCGCCACGGTGACGCTGTTGGCTGGCAAGACATCCCAACTAAGGGCCGCACCCCAATTGCTCTCCTGCCAGGGGCGTCTCTGACCAACAGTGTCGTAGAAGCCCGTGCGATCACCATGAAAGCTGAACCCGCTCAGGGTTAACTGATCTGGCGTGATATCTGCGCTCACTGGTGTTCCAATGATAGCGGCCAAGACTGATGCGAGAATGTTTTTCCGCATCACTCACATGCCACCACATTGCCCAGCTTATTCATCTGGCAGTCAGGCCGCACGGTCGGGCGGGGTGTCATCAGAGAATTGTCGGGGCGGGTTTCGCGCGTTGCGGCCCAGAAGATCAACCCGAACAACAGTGCGGCACCGACCACGGCACCGTTATTGTTGGAACTGTCTTCATGCGTTTCCGGCTCTGGTTGCGGCTCCTCGATCACGTCGATTGCGCTGGCTTGTGATGCCACAAGCGCCAAGATGCATGTGGATGCGATCAGGTTTTTCATTTGGTGTCCTTTCTGGGAACTGAGGCCCTACGCTCAGCGAGGGTTTTCTTGACGGCGGCTTGGATCTTGCGCCGGGTTTCTTCGGAGTGCCCTTTGGGTTCGGTCAATTTTTCAATCTTGCTCACCTGGCTTCCTCCGATACGTCCCACGCTGCCAGCCGATTGGCTGCCTTGAGTGGGGTGTCTTCGTATGGGCAGTCCGTGCGGGCCTTGCCGTCAGCGTGGGCCTGCTCGCCCTCCTGCCACGCCTCAGAACCCGCGTAGGCTTCATCAAGGTTCATCTGAGTGGTCCAGTGGGGTTCATCGTCCACGTTGGCGTGTTCGACCTCCTCTGCGTCCTCTGGGACCTGCTCTGCCTGACGTGCTTGCTGGGCCTTGGCCGCAAATCCTCCTGTCTGAGGCGTGACGTCTTTGATCGGCGCCATCTCCTCAACCTCATCGCTGGAATAGGCGCCCATGATCACATCAGCCCGGTAACGACGCGCCCATCCACGGCCTGCGGTATAGGCAAGCTGGCTGTCAGGATCATTGTGCCAAAGAGGGCTGTTCTTGATCGTGATTTGATCAAGCGTCATCGTTTCAAATTCAGCGATCTCGCCATCGATCTCAGCGTAAGCGATGCACTTGCGGTTACCGGTGGCTGTGCGCGCTGCAATTTGGTTGCCGCGGGCAGATGTTACCGGCTTGTCGAGGATTTTGATTTCACCCTCGTAGCGATATTTCAGCTTCACTCCGGCGCTGCGTAATGCAGCGGTGAACACCTTGGCTTGATAGCCGATAGGTCCGCCGTTTTTCGCTTGGTACGTCTCCATCGCCAACGCAAACGGGTCGAAACCCCAATGGGTTGCTCGCATGGTGACCGCCATGCAAAGAGCGGGTTTCTGTCGCAGATGGTCAGGAAGCATCTCACCCGCTTTGGACATGAGGTCAGCAAATTTGACGACTGCACCCAGATCCTTGAAAGAATACGACCCAAGACCCGGATCGAAGGACTTCACGTCTGCTACGGTTTTGGCCACATCTGCTGGGGTTACTGCTCGGGATTGTTCATTCATGGGGCTGTGCCCTCCGTGTTCATCTGTTCAAGAAGTTGTTCGCGCTGCCATTGAGGGCGCTGATATTGGGCAACGTCCTCACCTGGACCCGGCCAGTGACCGCTCTCAAGGCATTCAGAAAAGCGCGTCAGGGCTCTCCGGTTGCGGAACTGGGCCAAGCGCAGGTCTTCCTCGCCAATCTCGCGAAGGATGACGTGATAAGGGGGCTTGTCGGACTGGGCGATGACGCCAAACGCAGGCCATTCACCTGTCAGGCGTTCCATTGCCTCGCATGCAAGCGCACCTTGCATGTCGTATCCATGCTGTGTGATGCGGTTGTCGATCAGTCGATGCGTAAACGGACGCCCCTGTGCTGACATCTTTTTGTAGTCAGTCGTGAGGCCATCGAACGATACTGTGTCAGGGCGGGACAGCACCCACAGGCCCGTCCGCTCGTCCTGATAGGCCATGGTGACTTCTGGGATACCGCCCATGACGGCAGCAGCAGCAGGATCGGCCGCAAGAGCCTCACCCATCTGGCAGATCATCGTGATCTCGTCGTCCGTGAGTGGTGTACGGCCATCGGCATCGACAGTTTCCCAGAAGTCAGCACCCTCTTTTGCCGCTTCGGACCAAAAGCCGTTGCGATCAAATGCTGCGATCTGTGTTTTCGTGGGGCGGTTTGGCTTGTCCTTGGGCAGCACCAGGTAGTGCTTAGCCACTTCGTCCAGTCCGCCCTCCACGTATGCGGCCATGGCACGGCCCAAGCGCAGGGCGTCCGTGTCTGGCTTCTCATAACGGTTGGGGTTCAACAGGCTGTAGGCCCACACATCAGCGGGCGTGTGCAATTCCATCATGCGCAAAACGCCTGACGTGACGCTCGGCCCGTTGCAGGGCTGGGAGTGGTGGCGATCCAACGTGATGTTGTAGAACCCCGGCTCCGTGATGCGCTCGCCGTCTGCCAATGTGCGAATTTCAGGTGTCATGGTTGTACCTTTCGATCCCCCGCCCGCCGGGACGAGTCTGGGTGACTAAACGGGCGGGGGTGAAAAGCGCTGGCCTGTCAGCGCTATACGATGAAGATTTGCGTGATGATCAGGGTCAGCAGCATCATGGCTGCGAGCCACCAATAGCTGCCCCGATTGACAGGCTGAATGAATGGAGGCTGCCCGCGCTCGAACCGGAACCAAGCAAGCTCGATGTCTCGCGATGTCCAGTTGGCGCCGGGATACCCCACCACACGATTGTAGGGAGGCCAGCCCATCTCGATCATATGCCGGATATCGGCAGGCATCATGTACGCATACGGGCTGAAATTGATTTCGTACGTCTCACCGGAGTCTTCGTGAACAACGAAGTGGCGCAGGTTTCTACCCGTGTCCTCGTCGGTCAGATCTTCCGTGTAGTATGCCCATCCGTCGACAACAATCTCGCTGTCCAACATGGGCGCATCAGGCTTGAATGAGGTAACTTTGTTCATGGTCAGGCTCCATTTCTGGAACTAGATTAGAACATAAAATATGTACTTACAATATGAAAGTACAGAAAATATGGCTTTTTTTGAACCGTGCCTACGATGGCATTCTAATGTAGAACCGGAAAGGCATATGTTTGATGGGGGCTTGGCATGTTGGAAATCACGCACGCGAAGGTGGCTGCAAAGTGCCTTGGTGACCTTCTCGACCGAGGATACACAGTTGAGCAGTGTCCCATCGATTCTAGTTGCGAGGCTCGCGTAAAGCGTATGGGGAAGCCTTATCTGACGGCTGCGTTGAGCCCCTCACTGAATGATTTTACTACCGAAAGTGCGTTTTGGCTTTTCCTGACAAAAGGTGGGATCGATGTGGCTGGTGTCGGCGTGAAGTATCAGAATATCCAAACAGAAGATCTCTCACGTTTCTGGGAGAGAACGATCAGCAGGCAGTACCCACCGAACAGCGATTTGCCTACCGCTACCGTGCATTGCTCAGATGCCATACGCGGGGTTGGAGGTCGCATGGTCTACATGGGTGATCTGTACTTGAAGGACGGGAAGCGGGGTGATCGCACAACCTTGGAGAGCTTTGTGCGACTGCTACATGTGCTGTCTGGAACAAAATGGAAATTTGACTGGGTCTATGCCTTCATTCGTCAGCGTGACGCAGAGTTGGGATTCGGTGTTCGATATGGATTTGCGCGGCTGATACCGGGGCCTCAAATTTGGAACACCGAACACCCCGGTCGAGGCAGCTCTGAATATCTTATGCTAAAGAGCGCAGACGAGCACCGGCACATGATGAACCATTTCGCTCGTTCACTCGAAGGGCCGTGAGTAGTTCAGGACGTACTCGTTCCCCTGAGCGTCGGTGACGGGGAGTAAGCACCGACAATAGTTCAGGTGAACCGGTGCCTCCATGTCTGGCATGTCTACTATCAGTGACGAAACGTCTGTCTTGGGCCCGTTGGATAGCTCCTTGTACGAAAGTGTCAGCTGATCGATTTGAGGTTCGGTCAGCGTCCCCAAAAATTGTTTCAATCGCGCATGATCGTTTGAGATCAAGGTCTGACAAGCCAGGCTGTTGGCTCCGAGCTGGAATGGTTCAATCATTCGCGTCGTGGCGTCGGGACGGCGATAGATATCAACGTTCTCAGAGAACTGACCCATCGCGGTCAGCGAGCCGCTGTTTCTGTGCCACCATGCAACCAACTCATCAATAGTTAGCGCCACTCCGCGATCAGACATCTTGCTGACAACTGAATTTGTGATCCTGTTCAGGAGTGCCTCAGCATGCTTCTCTACCAGTTCCTCCACTGGATCGGACCTCTTCAAATCAAGGGTTGGCATGGGCTCGATTAGATCAACCGGGTCCATATCAAGTATCTGGCAAATCTTCAGAACCGTTGTCCAGCTGGGATCGTGCTTCCCCCCAAGCAAACTCGATCCATAGCCTCGGGACTTCCCAATCGCTGGACCTATGGTGGTCACTGTATAATGGGGGTGACGCTCAATAGCTGCGGCGATTTGATGGGCAATATTGGAAACAGTCATAGCCTTCGTCAAATAAATTAGACAACAAGTCTCATTTAATTGACACAACTCACGAGTGTCAATAAATTGTGTTCCATTAGAATAAGGTTGTTTTCGATGTCACCACTCACATGGAGAACGCTCGCTATCCTCGCACGTTGCGGGATCAGCTTGAGTTGGCCGGTCGCAGCGCTTTCTTTTTGGGATCGGCTAAATACTCAAAAATCGCGTCTTGAACGTCGCCGGGAAGCTGGGCGAATTGACCCACCACGATAAAGTTGGGATCCACTCGGTACTCGTCCAGCAGCGAGTGCATCAGCTCGGCGCTGGGGTGGCTGTCGCCTCGTTCAGTGTTCGAGATGGACGCTTTTTTGTTGCCTACCTTGGCGGCAAGTTCTTCCTGCGTGAGCCCGACCATGCGTCGAACCGCGCTCAATCGCCGCCCCGCTGAGACCTTGTCCGATTTGAGGTAGCCAGCCAGCTCTTTTTTTAGTTCGATATCCATATTGCTTTCTAGCACTAGGTACATAATTCGTGAATTCTCTTTATTTATGTATCTTGTAAATACATATATTATGTTCTAATGGTTGCTGCATGAGCACCTGTACGAATGAGTCCGTAACCCAAATCTGCCTCGCAGTTGGCCGACTGGAAATCCGCGAAAAGCTGAGTCTCAGCAAATCGTCGTTGAGTAATGCCGAGTCTGCCGGGCTGTTTCCCAGCAGCTGGTACCTGGGCATCGCTGAACTTTGCGAGGCCGCCGGTGTTGACTGCCCGGACACGCTTTTCAGCTGGCGAAAGGGTGGCGTGGAATGACACACCCCGTTCCACCCAACTCTCAATCTGTTTTGTTTCGTGCCTCACAGCATCGAAATAGGAACGGAGTATCGGGAATGTCCTACGGAAAGTTTTCCAGAAAGTCTGAGGTGCTGACTTACCGACAGCACTTCGCCAAAACCTGGCAGCAATTCATCATCGAGAACTTTGAAGACGCAGCGCATGCCGCGTTTGTCTTCAAAGTTGACCCATCCACAGCAGACAACTGGTTTGACGGGCTGAACGCACCTCAAGGATGGGTGGTAGGCAGAGCGCTTGCTGATCCTAATCTGCGTGACGCCGTCGTCGCGGCGCTTGGCGTCAGTCCATGATGCGGCGGCTATATCAGCTCGAAATACTCATGGCGCTTCGCTTGGGAGCGTTTGGGCAATGGTGGGCGGCATCGGCTGCACGCAGACTCAGTGAGTTGTCGAGAAAGCAGAGTTAGCGGTAATGGCGCACGGCTGCATCCAATCGATCACGAAACAGTCATTTGGCGGAGCTGTTTTCGCGTCAACGAGCGTTGCACTGATTGTCGATACACTACCCAAAGATCTGAACGTACATCCAAGAAAGCGTGAACATTCCCCCAAACCCCAGAGCGGACCATATCGCGAGTTGAAGGAACGCCTCAGTCGCGGCCTCCTTGCCTACTTCAGCGAGGAAAATGAAGATCAGAGAGCACAGCATGAAGCTGCCCCACAATATAAGAAAGGTACCAAGCATTCATTGCATCCTTTGCGGCTGGGTGGGGTTAGTTGCCAACGGGCAGGGCAGCTGATGTCAGAAGCAGGGGAAAGCTTCGAGCAGCGCGACGTGCACGACAACCGAGGCGACGGCCGTTCGCTCGCTAGGATTTCGCTCCAAGTGCTCCAAGACAATGCCACGAACCATTGTGAGCGATACATCCGTCGGAAAACAGACCAACGGCATGCTGTTCGGGTCATCGTTGGGCGGTACATCAAGAAACATGTGCCCTTTGTGCTCTACAAACTCCAGAGCATCTACGACGCCAGCAAGATAGGCGTTGCAGGTGGATGGGTCGTTAGCACGGCACAAGTCGAGAAGATCGTTTCCATCGACCCACACGGCCCCCGCCTGCGTCCCGGCGCACATGGCCGTCATCAAAATCAGTTTCTTAAACATATCACTCCTCCTGCTTCCTACATGGCGGCGGTTGTGGGGCGTGTCCAGTTACCGGGGGGTATTCTTCGGGGCGCTCGCTGAGTTCCGCACAAGGGTTTGATCGGTCCCCCAAAAACGAAACGTAAGCCGATCACACCACCAGGCGCCTAGCTGAGCGAGATCAGCCCAACAGCCAACAGGAGGTTTCCATGGCAGACGACACAACAATTGAGCGAGGGCCGCAGATCGAAGCGGACTTGCTTCTCGATAAGCATGGCAAGTGGCATCAGGCGGAAAAAGATGCCGCATCCAAGGCGGGTGAGCGGCGTCAGGAGATTGGCCAGACAGCCGAGAACATGGCGATTGAAAACAAGGCCCTGTCTCAGTTTCGCGCGGGCCTTAAGATCAAGAACGAGGGCAAGCGTCAGGATTGGTTGCGCTCATGGCAGGAACTGCTGCCCATCGCGGAGAACGTGATCTTTGGCAACCAGCCGGACATGCTCTCACAGGCCGAACAGACTGATCCAGAGCCGTCAGAGCCCATGTCTGACGATGATGTTGAGCAGATGGCGGACCAGATGGACGCCGATGACGCCAATATCGAGCATGTAGACTTCGAAAAAGAGCCTGCGCTGGGATGATCGTCCTCGCGCTGGATATAGCCACGTCAACTGGTGTCGCTGTCGGTACGGCCGGCAGTGCGCCCGTTGCGTGGTCTGAGGATCTGGGACGAGGGCAGATAGATGATCTGCGCTTCTCCAAGGCCCTTGCTTTGGTCTCTTCGCTTCTTGCTGAGCATAAGCCCGATCTGGTGGCGGTTGAGGCCCCGGTAGGCGGACCTCAAACTTCACACCTGCTTGTGGGCCTTGTGGCTTGCGTGCGGGGCTGTGTGGCCAATCGCGGTGTCCCTCTGGTGTCCTATCATTCTGGATCGGTGCGCAAACACTTCCTCGGGCGCGTGCTAACTGTGAGGGACTTTCCTGCATTGTCAAAGGGCAAAGCCAAACAGGCAATCAAGGCGGAGGTTATCAAGCGTTGCCAGCTACTTGGCTGGGACGTGCCTGATCACGACAGCGCTGACGCTGCGGCCCTTTTCGATTACGCCGGTGCAATGGCTGGTGTCCAAGTGCAACCGGGCGGAGGGTTGTTCGTTGAGTGACAATCTGAACATCAAAAACACAGCCAAGTTTCGCAATGCGTGGGCAGACGGTATGTCCCATCGCGAGATAGCGGACATGCTGGGCTGCTCAAAGGAAACAGTCAGGCGCAGGGCGAGGCAGTTTGGATACCCTGAACGTATTGCCCCAAATCGCAAGCGGGAAACGCCGCCAAAGCCACATCGTGAGGGTGTCAGGCAAGTCGAGTTAGCGCGGGTCGGCACATACAGCGGAAACGCTCACACGCAGGTGGTGACGCTTCCCTGCGAGCCATGGGAGAACCCAACAGTTCCCGAGCCCATATCTGAGGAAGTCCTTCGCAAGGAGTGGCAAGCAAGCGTCCTTGAATACCTGTTCCAGGGGTTCGGCGTCGAGGACATAGCCGTCAAACTGTGGTGCGACGTTGTTGATGTGCGCTACGAGGTCAAACGCCTTCGCCAGAACGGACAGTTGAGCAAGATATTCGGTGCTGCCAATGGCTGACGGCTCCTATCACCCATCAGATGACGGGATCGCGCAGGGGAAACGCGCCATTGAGGCAGCGGTCCAGCGTCGTCTGTCGGACATCATTCACGACAAGGCAACAGCGCGTCTGGCGTTTGATCGCCGAGAACAAGCGGCAAGGTTCATATTGGACGGACTAGACGGTGGGGATTGGCTTGAGGTGGCGGCACAGATCGCGCGTAAGCTAACTGAGGAAGAACGTGTGGCCCTGTTGGCCGCTGTGATCAAGTCGTTGCCGGATGATCTGACCTTGCAAGTGCTGAACGCCATGTTTGAGCCCGGTATTCCGGCCGACAGCAAGCACCACAAGCAGGCTGCCCAGTTCTGGGTGTCTGAGGCTACCCCTGCGGCCATCAAGGCTTTTGTTGCCGCTGGTATCAGGCGGATGCCCCCAGAGACGCGAGAAGCGATGCGTGTATGGCTGAACAAGGGAGGCAAGGCATGAACACGCCCCAAGACGCCCTCCTGAATGTCTCTGCGCGCCTGTGTCAGCGTGACGACTGGAAAGACCCGCTGGTGCGTGGCGATATCAAGCGTGTCGTGGCCATCATGTGGAAGCAGATGACCGCCAGCGAGCGTAGAGCGTTCATTGGTCGTCTGGATGGCGAGAACAAGCTGACAGCACCAATGAAGCGCGTCCCAAACGAGGAACTAGAACTCCTGACGATCATTCAGGGGTGGCAGAAGGTGATCGCCAATGTGTCGTCAGAGGATCGCAACTTTGCCCTGTCGATCATGAAGCACCGCGGCAAGGAGGGCTGGTGGCCGTCCGATAAGCAGGCCGCAAAGATGAAAGCGCTGTGGGTCGAGAGGTCGATCGATGGCGGAGAGATTGAGGTGTGTGAATAGAAAAAGCCCCCGGTGACGAACCGAGGGCCTTAGCCTTGATAAGGGATTTAAGCTGGCAGGCTTCCTTATGTCCAGATGCATAACTTGGATAAGACCAGATGTCAAACATGCCAGCAAAACATAAGGCCAAGAGATACGCCCGAACTGGCCTCGGGACCGCTGATCTGGTGATTGACGACTTGCACGGCAGGTCAGCGGCAAAGCGATACCGTGAAGTGATGCCACCGCAGGGCAAGCCTTATCCGTCTGGATGGCCCCAAGAGCCCAAGCATCCGCTCCTACCGACGAGGGGCGAACAAGGGGGTCCGCACATAGCCACATCGGAAATGGCGTGTGTGTCCGTATCTGCACGGTTGCCTATGCTGGGCGCCGGAGATGGTGAGGGCAGGGTGACTGGCTGGGGTATATT